TTATTTTGCTAACTTTTCCGGGGTATTTTGCTGACCCTGTTTTGACCTTGTTACACATTTGTTACCAACCGCAATTTTAAGGTCTATTTGCTGCGATGCTGCCAAGAGGTCGTTTAGATCCATGTGAGTATAGTATTTATCTGTTGTGGAGAGGTTCGCATGGCCAAGAATTCTGCGAAGATTCTGCGGATCTATGCCGGATCTCTTAGCCTGGGTGGCAAATGTATGGCGGCAATCGTATGGTGTAAACTGCTGAGTTGTCTGCGCTACCAGCTCCTTAAAATCCCGCTTGGCAAAGTTTGCGTAAACCTTGTTTCCTTCGTAGGCTTCAATCAGGTGCTTATATCCTTTCTCTTTGGCGATCTGTAAAAACTTTTGATAGGCTCTAAGACCTATGGGAGCTACCGGGATCACGCGGTTTTTGCCGGAATCGGTTTTAGATCCACCGATGAAATAGGTGGAAGAACAGTTTCCTGTGAGCGCGCCGAAAAGCTCGTTGCCACGGCAGCCGGTGGCCAGCAGGATCAGCGCAATATCCGCCGCCGGGAGGGTGGACTGCTGGATAACGGTGATGGTTTCCGGCAGAAGTACGATACCTTCAGATTTTTGCACAGCCACGATGGTACAGAATTGGGCATAATTTGTTTGGGCGATCCCCTCCCGGATGGCCCAATCGGAGAGCTGGCCGAAAAGCTGCAGCACCTTTTCACAGGAGGATTTGGACATTCCCTTTTGCTCCATGGTGATAATGATGGACTGAAAATCAGATGTCCGCAGACTGCGCCAGCGCCGGTCATGCAGGGGCGCACAATGCTTCATAGCGGTCCTGTAATTGGTGATCTGGGATTCACTGATGGTACGGCTGTGCTCTGGAAGCCACAGATCATAGATCTGCTGCATGGTCATATTAAACTTTTCATTTACTTCGGTATCCGTGAGCCGCTCCAAAGCCTTCTGCGCCTCTGTGCGGGTAGGATAGGTACCGACAATGATGCCGCTTTTCCGGGCCAGCCATGGGCGCTGACGGTTGCCGGAAAGCTTTGTGATAGAGCCGGTGCCGTTAGAACGCTTACGGTGCTTCCGCTCCCCTGCCAGCTTCTTGCCACAGGCCCAGCAAAAGGCAGCTGCTTCCGGCAGATCCGTATTGCATTTTGGACAGTTCATAATTCCTCCTTGCTTTTTGGGAGGGGTTATGCTACCATAAAGTGGTAGACTACCCCTATCGTAAGTGGGTGAGGGTGTTCTATCTGCCGCTTCGGTGTTCCAGCACCGGAGCGGCTTTTTTGTGTTTATAGGACTTTTTCAGAAATCATCTGGAGGTTATTAAAAATAAACTCAATGGAGATCAACTGTTACCAGTTCACTCTTGCAAATAATGTCATAAGTGTCGTTATTCCGCGCAACGACACTGAATGTGGCTTTTTCAGCTTCTGCCATAGTAGCAATGCTGAGATTAACCATAGAGAAAATAAATCCAGTCTGCCCACTTTTTCCGGGACGAATTACCAAAGGAACGCCATTTGCGATTAACGGAATCGTTTCTCCGTCTACATCAGCATCTTCGAGATTGATTACGATATCAGTGGTAGTTTTGTTCTCGATCTTCAGTGTGACATAAAAGACACCAAGAGAAGGTTCGTCTTTCGCCCCAATATATGTTACCTTGATCATTTCATTATCAACCAACACAACATCGTTTGCAGAAGATTGGCTGTCGTTGGAGATGGTATCATCGGTACTATTTCCAGAAGTAGAAGTGTCATCTGTAAGCGAGCACGCACACAAGCTGTTCACTAAGAGAAGCGAAAGAATAATAGAAAGAAACTTTTTCATAAGATAACCTCACAATTAAAAGTACAGTTCCGTAGCCAGATTGCCTTGAACATAGTAGCACACGGCGGTATGGCTACGCAAACATATACCTTTCAAATTCAGTCAGAGATTCATAACCCAAATTAAGTGCATATATCTTATCGTCGATTGTGTCTGAATAAGCCTTGTCGATGTAATATGCATCAGAGCTATGATGATCGATGGCAACACGTGCCATATCTGCACTGACATTGAATACCGCAACATAATCCCTTACAAACAATAATTCAAATGCAGATATGATCGGGGCGGGGCAAAGAAGATTCCTGGCAAAACAGTTCGCTTCCTTCTCCGCTAAGGGGTCGTCCTCGTCTTGGTGCTGCAGGACCGCGTGCCCGACTTCGTGTGCAAGTGTGAAGCGGATGCAAGCAAGCGGCATCTTCTCGTTATAGTAAATGATCCGATTGCCATTCTTTTTTATAGAAAATCCATACTCGCTTACCGCAAATAAATCCTCCAACGGCGTGCTATACAGAAAATTAGTCTGACCATAGGTATAAACCCGGCAATTATCCAATTGTTCGGCTATAGCGAAGACATTTGTTGCCAGAGAAAATTGGTCACGTTCTGCGATCAATTTGTATGCTGCATTGGTGGCTTTTTTGTAATCAGGAAATGTAATCAATCGCCAAATTCCTCCTGGAACATTATTTTTGCCATATCCAAAAGCTGTTTCCTTTTTTCCGGAGACAGTTTTTTTGCGTTACGGCTTAAGATTGTATAGTTTTCATCTGGATCGTCGTTGACCGGGGCGAGCCGCTGAGATTCTCGACCAAGCAGATAGTCAACAGAGACGTGAAAAAAATCGGCTACCTTTGCAAGTTTGTCGCCGGATGGCGTTGTATCGCCCCATCGACGGATGGTACCGTTACCAAAATCCATTCTTCGTTCAAGGGATGCCAACGTTTCACCTCTTGCGTCACACAGTTCTTTGATGCGGTCCAATAGCGTCATTGCGAATCACTCCATTAAATATTTTAGAAATCGCAGAATTGCTATTGACAAATGCGAAACCATGTGGTACTATTCGCGTGTAAGCTAGTTGTGGCGATTAGCTAAGAGAATACGCGAACGACAAATCATGGACTATTTTGCTAGTCAAAGGCTTTCTGCAAGCTAAGAATAGCATACAATCTAAGATATGTCAATAGCTAAAGCAAGAAAGGGGCGAAAAAATGCTACTAACGAGAGTCCGACATCTTTGTACAGAAAACAAGACCAACATTTCTGAAGTTGAAAGAAAGTGTGGGCTTGCCAATGCAACAATCAGACGTTGGGAGACAGGAACGCCGAATGTTGACAGCCTTGTCAAAGTTGCAGATCACTTTGGCGTATCCATCGACTACCTACTAGGAAGAGGTGTATACAGTTTGTCTACCGCTGCGCAGGAGTACGCAAAGCAGTTCGATGAACTGCCCGAAGAAAAGAAACAGCTGGCTATGGCCTACATGGGCGTAGTCAAGGCGCAGTAAAAGGAGGATCTATGAACGAAATTATGAATATCAGCGGCGTGAGTTGCTACGAGAAGGATGGTACGGCTTATCTGAACCTGGAAGCTGTTGCCCGCGGGTTGGGATTCACCGACAAGAAGGGTGATGTAGAGTATGTCCGCTGGAACAGAGTGGATGGATACTTGAAGGAATTGAATTTCGCCACTTGTGGCGAAAGACCGGCATACATACCCGAAAACATTTTTTACCGTCTGGCCATGAAGGCCAAAAATGAAACTGCGGAAAAGTTCCAGACATTGGTTGCGGATGAAATCATTCCTTCTGTCCGCAAGCACGGAGCCTACATGACCCCAGAAACCCTGAAGGCGGCCATTCTGAATCCGGATTATCTGTTGCAGGTCGTAACTGCGCTCAAAGCGGAAACAGATCGCCGCAAAGAACTGGAAGCTGAGAACGAGCAGCAGCGGCAGCTTATTGCCGACTATGAACCTAAGATTCAGTATGTTGACATGATTTTGTCAAGCACCGGCACTATGGCTACTTCTCAGATCGCGGCAGATTACGACATGAGTGCCCAGCGGCTTAACAAGATCCTTCATAAAGCGGGAATTCAGCACAACGTAAATGGCCAGTGGATCTTGTACCGGGACAAAATGGGCATGGGGTATACAAAATCCATCACGATTTCCATTGTGAGGTCGGACGGGCGTCCAGACACAAAGATGCACACCCATTGGACACAAAAAGGCCGTTTGATGATCCACGAACTCCTCACCAGTCAGGGAATTCAGGCAACAATGGACAAATAAACAGCTACGAATCTTAAGGAAGGAGGTCAAATATGGCAAAGGACAAGCAAATACTTACCGATGAACAGGTGGAGGAAGAGATCGCCCGGCTGACCAAGTCGCCCTATGTGCGGCTGGCCCGGGTGGAGCATCAGGTCCGCTACCGCAGGAGAATGTACCTGAGCAGCCTGCGGTGTCTGGAAAAGCGGGGCATGGAGTTGGAACGACAAGGCTTCAACCCGGAGGATTATGAAATGGAGGCTGAAGACTATGGGCAGACCTAAGGGTTCAAGGCCACGGTCGGCATTGACCATGACCATTGAGGATGTATGCAAGCTGTTCCGCAGCTACGGCATTCCCGCCGAAAGCATGCGGATGGCTGACGATATCGCATCCGGCATCTATCCCTTTGGCCGTTTGGTCAAGGTATCTCCCACAGGCAGACGCACATTTGAGATCTGGCGTGTGGATGTAGAAGCATTTCTAAAAACAAGAATGCCGGAAGGCTATCAGGAGGTAACAGTATGAGCGAACAGGAAAAGATCTGCTATGAGCAGGGCAAGTGTGCGGCGCTGGAAGCGAAGCTGGCGGAAGCAAATACCGAGCTGAACGAGAGGACTACAAAACTCAAAGAAGTCACTGCGGTGCTTGCCAAGGTTGCAAGAGAGCGGGACGAGAATAAGTGCAAGGTTTCTGCACTGGAAAAGCAACTGGACGAAGAGAGAATGGCGCACAAGGAGCTGATCAAGAAGGTTTCACGGAAGCCAAAGAAGCCTATCCGGGTGCCAATGATCGCCCTGGGCACGGCCGCTGGGGTATGCGTTGCGCTGATCGTGCTGATTGAAACACAGATGCTTTCTCCTATCGTGGGTGAGCCTGCTGCGGCTGTCTGCCTTGGCGTGTGCGCATTTTTTGCAGGTCTTCTGTGGGAGCGGATCGGGAAATAAAAAAGGCTGCCCTCCGGTGGACAAGACCGGAAAGGCAGCAAGGCCAAATATGACAGTGATAGTGTATCACAGAAAGTGAGAAATGTCAAATGACGGAAATAAAGATCAAAAGGCTCAGCCTTGAGAATTTCAAGTGCCATCGAAGCCTTTCTATGGATCTCAGCGGTGGAAATGCCAGCATTTATGGCGACAATGCCACCGGCAAGACCAGTATTTACGATGCGCTGACCTGGCTGCTCTTTGGTAAGGACAGCATGGGCAACGGTGAGAAGAACATTGAGATCAAGCCACTGGACGCTACGGGCGCGGTACGGGATCATCAAGCTGTGACGGCGGTAGAAGCGGTTCTGCTTGTTGGTGGTGAGGAAACTACCCTGCGGCGTACATATCAGGAGCTTTGGACCACCAAGCGGGGGTGCAGCGAGCCTACCTATGACGGCAACACCAGCGAATACTATGTGGACGGTGTGCCGTGCAAGAAGTTTGCTTTCCAGGAGAAGATCAAGAGCATTGTTTCCGAAGATCGCTTCATGATGCTGACCAGCGTCAGCTATTTTGCAAACGATCTGTCCTGGAGGGATCGCCGGGAGATCCTGTTCGATATCTGCGGTGTGGCCGAGGACAAGCAGATCATGGAAACGGACAGCCGGTTCGCACCGCTGCTGGAAGCCATGGGCAAGCTGAGTCCGGAGGACTATAAGGCGAAGCTGCTTGCTCAGAAGCGGGGCCTTGTGGGTGCCAGAAACGAGATCCCGGCCCGGGTCAGCGAGTGTCAGAAGACCATTGACGAACTGTGCGGTATCGACTTTGCCGGGGCAAAGGCTGAGTTGGAGGTGCTGAACGCCCGGAAGGACGCAATTTCCGGGGAACTGGCGGCACTGGCAAACAACAGCGCTGTGAGCAGCAAGCAGGTGGAGCTGCAGCAGGCACAGCTGGAGCTGGCCAAGTTGGAAGCAGACAACCAACAGTACCGCCGCAGCCAGGAACAGGCGGCACCGGATATCTACACGCTGAAAAGCAATCTGCGGTGGGCAGAGAACCGAAAGACCGGCGCAGAAAGCAGGCAGGTATCCCTTGCAGAGGAAGTGCAGCGCCATCAGGATCTGATTGACCAGTGCAGGACCGTCTGGATCGCCGTGAACGGTGAGACCTTCACCGGAGGAAACTGCCCTACCTGCGGACAAAGCCTGCCTGCGAGCCAACTGACGGCTTCCAAGGAAGCCTTTGAAGCCAGAAAGCAGAAGCACCTGCGGCAGATTGAGCAGGACGCTGACAGCCATAAAAAGGCAAAGGCTGATGCGGAAACGGCTGTGAAGGAAAACGCCACCTACATCGCAGGTCTGGAAGAGGATATCGCGTCTTTGCAGACGCAGATCCGAAGCGCGGAACAGGCCACCGTTACAGTGGCAGACCGGGACGGCTACGCAGAGCGGAAGGCAGGGATCCAGAGTTGGATCGATAAATTGCAGGAAGATCTGCATGAGTTGTGCCAGAATGCCCACGCTGCCGGCGAGGGACTGCGTGCCGATCTTGCAGAACTCAATAAGCAGATACAGCAAATCATGGCGCTGACGGCTAAGGAAGCCGTGCTGGACTACACCAGGGAGCGTATTGCTGCCCTGCGTCAGGATGCCGCGGCTACGGCTGAGAAGCTGCAGAAGATCGAGGGCGATATCTGGCTTATGGAAGAATTCAGCCGGTACAAAACCTCTTTTGTGGAAGAGAGCGTCAACGGTCATTTCAGGTTGGCCAGATTCCGCCTCTTCCGGGAGCAGGCCAACGGCGGTTTGGAAGACCGGTGCGATGTGCAGTACGGCGGTGTGCCTTATATGGGCTTGAACAACGGTATGCGGATCAATGTTGGCATTGATATTATCAATGCTTTGAGCCGGGCATATGGGGTGACGGTGCCGCTGTTCGTGGACAACGCGGAGAGCGTGACGAAGTTGGAGGGATCTGCCAGCCAGATCATTCGGCTGGTGGTCAGCGAAAAGGATAAGGAGCTGAGAGTAGAGTATGAAAATTAAGGACAGGGCAAGACCTGCGCTTCCGCCCGTGCCCGCTGGTCAGTATCTGGCCGTCTGTGTTGGCGTGTACGATCTTGGTGAGCAGTATAGCGAGAAGTACAAAAACTATTCGCCCAAATTGATGATCACTTTCGATATTCCGTCTGTGACGATTGAAGTCGAAGGTAAGCAGGAACCTAGGCAGTTAAGCAGAGAGTTTACCATCAGCGGAAAAAATAACAGCAAACTTCGGGCATTTATTTCCTCATGGAACGGTGTGCAGTATTCAGACGAAGCATTCGGCGAGTTTGACCCCATGACGCAGATAGGGAAACCCGCCATGATTAATGTGCTGCTGAATGAAACCGGGGAATATGCAAACATCGATACCATTATGCCTCTGTTCCCGGGGTTAGTAGCTCCAACCACATCAACTCCCCAAAAAGTGTGGGATATGGACAGGTGGGATGATAAGGTACTAAGCGAGCTACCCAGTTGGGTACAGGAAAAGATCAAGAAAAGCACCCAGTATCAGAAGGACCATGCGCCTGCGGACACGGTAGAGGTCAAGGCCCCGGAAGCGGGGTGTCCGATATGAGATTTGAAGCGTTGGCATCCAGCTCGAAGGCCAATGCCTATATCGTAAGCGACGATCAGACCCGCATTCTTTTGGAGTGCGGTCTGACCCACAAAAAGCTGATGAAGCTTGCGGGTTTTCAGCTGACGGACTTGGCTGGCTGCTTGGTAAGCCATGAACATAAGGACCACGCCGGGTGCGTTCTGGATCTGATCAAGGACGGAATGCCGTTATACATGAGCCAAGGCACTGCAGATGCTCTGGAAACAGATACCGTGACGGTGGTTGAGGCCATGGAACAGTTCAACGTGGGCAGCTTTGATATCGTTCCCTTTGCCACCTTCCACGACGCGCAAGAGCCGCTAGGGTTTCTCATTAAGAGCCGGGTGGACGGCGATGCGCTGGCCTTTGCGACGGACACCGTGAACCTGCGGTACAAATTCCCCGGACTGAATATTCTGGCTATCGAAGCCAACTATGACATGGCCATTCTGGACCGGTGCGAGAACCGGCCGGAGAAGGTGCGCCACAGGATCAAAAACTCCCACATGGAGATCGATGTGCTGTGCGATTATCTGCGCAGTCTTGACCTGAGCCAGTGCCGGGAGATCCATCTGCTGCACCTGTCAGATGCCATCAGCCACGAGGGGCATTTTATCAACAAGGTGCGCCGTGTGGTGCCCGATGGGATAGAGATCACTGCGTGCAGGAAGTAAGATGGTTGCAAGTTGCGGGCCGGTTGATGGTAAGTTACCGGGGAGTAACCGAACAGTTAGCGGAAAGTAACCGACAAGTTGGTGAAAGGAAAAGAGGTGGTAAAAAGTGGGAAGACGGTGCGTAAGCGACAAGATCGTGGAAAGTGACGCGTTCTACAAGCTGCCGGAAAAGGCACAGGCGCTGTACCTCCATTTGACGCTGAATGCGGATGATGATGGCTTTTTAAATAATGCGGAAAGTGTCGCAGGCAAAATGAAGGGCGGAAAAGACGCACTCAAAAAGTTGGTAGAAAAGCGGTTTTTGCTTAAGTTTGGGGACATTTATGTAATTAAACATTGGCGCATTTCCAACAGCCTGAAGAATGACCGGATAAAACCACCGGCTTACGCCTCTATTGCCGCACAGGTTTGGATCAAACCTAATAAGGCCTACACAGACCATCCTGTGGAAGGTGCCAAGACCCTGTATGAAGCGAAAACTGGAATCCAGTTGGAATCCAGTTGGAATCCACTTGGAATCCAGTTGGAATCCCAACTGAACGGAACTGAAGAGAATAGAACGGAAGAGAACCTAACCAAACCGCCGAAGGGCGATTTGTGGGGTGGGTTTATAGAGATTTGGAATGAATATCCAGAGCTTAAACGGGGTTCGCAGAATGAAGCAGTAAAGGCTTTTACAGCGGTGATCGGGTCCCAAGAGGATGTCTCGCTTGCGGTAAAGACACTGGACAAGTGGAAGCGCTCTGCGCAATGGCACAAGAATGGCGGACAGTATGTGCCGTTCTTATGCAACTGGCTTGAGCGCGGACTGTGGTCCGCTTCACCGGACAAGTATGAGATTCCCAAAGGCGCATCCGGCGAGCTGGGTGAAGCGGAGCTGGAAGCAATACGCAGAATTATGGCAGAGTGAGTACCGTTTTGACAGGAGGTGGTAGTGATGCCGGATGGATCTTTCAGGTAGGTAGCTGTACAATGCCCGTTTTACAAGAGCGATGACGGGAAGCAGATGATCAAGTGCGAAGGCTTTGGTGATGCACGCAGCTTTTCACAGTCATATAGGCTCAAGGCCGATTACGAAAAACAGATGGAAGTATTCTGCTGCGGCTACTACCACAAGTGCGAAGTGTATCAGCTGCTGATGGAAACCAAATATGACAAGGAGGACACTGTGGAGATCAAAGATGCCTATGAGATCAAGCAGGCTGCCCCCCGACAGCCAATGGCGGCTGACGGCATGTGACTGCGGCAACGATCAGCCGGTGTATGTGCGTATTTTCAATGCAGACGGAAATCTGGAATGGAAAGCCATGTGCCTGTCTTGCGGCGTACACACCTATGGTCGGTTTGTGCGGCATAACGCGCAGCAGCTTTGGAACCAAGGAAAAAGAATACCGGCTTCGGCAGGACAATAAGAAAGGACCAAAATTATGACAAATGACAGAAGTACAAGCATCCTGCAGATGGTGAACGGTGCCATCCAGGAACGGGTAGACCGTGAAGTGGGCAAGGTCGTGGAGAATATTCTCGATGTGAACACAGATCCTGTGGCAAAGAGAAAGGTCGTACTTACGATCGAGCTTCAGCCGGACGAAAACAGGCAGGCAATCAAGATGAAAGCCAATGTGAAATCCGCACTGGCGCCCGCTACACCCATCGGCAACACCTTCGCCATTACCGCTGACGGCAACGGTGAAATGGTGATCGCGGAGATCACACCCCAAGTACCCGGACAGATCGGCATCGACGGCGGTGAACAGACTGCCCCCAAGCTGCTGAAGATCGCAGCACAAAACTAAGGAGGATATAACTATGTTGAAAGCAATGATCGAAAAACTGGAAGAAATGGCCAAGCCTACGACCCACGAGATTGATGGTTCTGTGTATGCCAGCAAGCCGCTGGTGCATGTGGTGGACAGAAAGCCTATGCCCAAGTGCATTGATCTGACCGGACTGGACAGTGTGTGCAAGATGGTCCGCAATGAGGCCGAGCACATCGGCCAGCAGATATTCATTCAGGTGAAGGACTACCGGCAGGTGAGCGTGTTTACCTCCCTTGACGCAGATGAGGATCGCCTGTACCTGTACCGCTGCAATGCAGATACCCCCGATGTGACGGTTGGCCGCTTCCTGGCCTATGAGAATGCTGTGATCGAGCTGCGCAGTCTGTACATCCCCAACGATGGCACCCAGTATCTGCTGGGCCTGCTGAGCAGCATCAGCAAGGAGAGCAAGATCACATCCTCCGACAACGGCGTGACCCAGAAGGTGGAAGCCAAGGCCGGTATCGCGCTGAATTCCCTGGTGGAGGTAAAGCCCAGAGTGGTGCTGCAGCCCTTCCGCACCTTCGTGGAGGTGGCACAGCCTGAGAGCGAATTCCTGCTGCGGATCCGAGAAGATGGCTGCATCGGCCTGTTCCAGGCAGACGGCGGTGTGTGGAAGCTGGAGGCTACCCGGAATGTGGCTGCGTACTTCGAGGAGAACCTGAAGGACATGATCGAAGCCGGCACCGTTGTGGTCATTCGGTAAAAAGAATAGAGCATGGGGGCGCAATGCCCCCATTGCCATACAAGGAGCTAAATATGAAAGCTTATCAAATGAAGATGGTATTCTCCATCAGCGTAGGAGTTAGAGAGGTTAACACAATCCTGCGTCAAATGGGCATGGATGAAGCATTGCAAATGAAAGATGCTGTTTCTGTTGGTGTGGAGCAGACACTAAGCTTTATTCCAAACGAAGAATACATTCAAGCTGTATCCGATGTTATCAAACAGGCCTATGAGCAAAATGGTGTTGAGGTAACTGAATGCCGTTTTAAAGGATATGAGTATTTGCGGGAAACGGAGATGCAGACATGAAGAAATTTGTTGCTCTGCTCAATGATGGCAGTTATATAAACACATTCGCCGACAGGATGGAGTTGAAGGACAACCTCATTTTGGTGTGGTGGGAGCAAGACCTGGTTGCCATAGCAGACATTTCGGTTGTGCTTATGGCCAGAATGGACCTGGTTCCAACAGTGAAGGGGTAGAAGATGGACTACAACGAATTTTTACATACCAAAATTGAGGTTGCGCCGGTGAGCGGATTTGAGGTCATGCCATGAACGCATTGCTGAATTACCCCGGGGCCAAATGGGGCATGGCGGAAGAGATAGTTTCCTTGATGCCTCCTCACCGGTCATATCTGGAGCCGTTCTTCGGCAGTGGCGCAGTGCTATTCAATAAGCCACCTTCAGCGATTGAGACAGTGAACGACATTGATGGCGATATCTGCAATTTCTTCACTGTCCTCCGGGAGCAACCAGAAGAACTGGCACGGCTTATAGAACTGACACCCTATGCACGGGATGTTTTTAACGATGCTTATAACAACTGGGGAACAGATCCTATAGACAGAGCACACCGCTTTGCTATCAGATCTAAAATGTCACACGGTTTTAAGATGCATCACAAAAGCGGTTTCAAAATGGATGTACAGGGCAGAGAAAAAGCCTATTGCGTTAATAATTGGAACCGTTTACCGGGCAAGCTGATGAGAGCTGCTATGCGGTTAAAAGATGTGCAGATTGAAAACCGGCCGGCACTGGATCTCATTAGCCGGTTTAACTATGACAATGTGCTGATCTACGCAGATCCTCCATATCTGCCAAATGTGCGGTGCTGTGCTCAGTATAAGCACGAAATGACCGAGCAAGATCACATAGATCTGTTGGCGGCACTTCTGCAGCACAAAGGACCGGTTATTCTCTCCGGTTATCCCAGTGAGATGTACGACCGGGAGCTGAATGGTTGGAGTCGCATTACCAAGAAGTCTTTCAACCTAAACGCAGACCAACGCACGGAGGTTCTGTGGTGCAATTTTGAGGTGGGGCAAGAATCCATGTTTGGCCTCATAGAGCAGGAGGAACTATGAAAAGAAAAACAAAACCAATGGACCGCTATCAAGTTAGCTTTGCACAAGAGGCATTTGTTGACCTCTTTGCAGGCGGTGGCGGTGCTTCCATGGGTGCGGAGGAAGCTACCGGAATTCCGGTATTCGCCGCGGTGAATCACGACCCCGACGCAATTACCCAGCATGCGGCAAATCACCCATACACAAAGCATTACCAGACTTCTGTGTGGGATGTAGATCCCGCAACTATATGTGAGGGCCGTCCGGTGGGTCTGCTCTGGGCAAGTCCGGACTGCAAGCACTTCTCCAAGGCCCGTGGCGGTAAGCCGGTCAATAAGAACATTCGCAGCCTGTCATGGGTGGTGCTGAAGTGGGCACTGGATGTCCGTCCCCGGATACTGATGATGGAGAATGTGGAAGAGATCCAGACCTGGGGACCGCTGATCTATATCAAGCGCGGCAATAAAAAGGTGTGGATACCTGACCCGGATCATGCCGGTGAGACTTTCATGGCCTTTATTGGCATGCTGACTACCGGAGTACCGGATGATCACCCTGCACTGGACGAAGCCTGCCATTACCTGCACCTGGAGAAAGAGGATCCCCGTCGGCAACAGCTGATCGATGGACTTGGGTACCGGGTGGAATACCGGGAACTGGTAGCAGCTGATTACGGAGCGCCTACTACCCGCAAGCGGTTTATGCTCTGCGGTCGGTGCGATGGAAAGCCTGTTGTATGGCCTGAGCTCACCCATGCTCCCAGGAACAGCGCCGAAGTAAAAGCAGGAAAGCTAAAGCCGTGGCGGTCCGCTGCGGAGATCATCGACTGGACACTCCCCAGCTACTCCATCTTTGACACCAAAGAGCAGATCAAAGCGAAACACGGTGTCAATGCTATCCGGCCGCTGGCGGATAATACCATGAAGCGGGTTATCTGCGGTGTGGATAAGCACAGCATTAAGAGCGCAAGTCCTTTCCTTGTTACTATGGGATACGGTGAACGGCCGGGACAGGCTCCAAGGGTACACGATATCCGGGATCCCTTGGGTACTGTGGTGGCTAAAGATAAATGGGGTGCGGTAGATCCCGTAATAACTCCATTCGGTGTAGAGTGCAATCACAGCGGCGGTCATATCCTCGACCTCCGCGACCCGCTGAACACAATCACAGGTAAGCACACTGGCGGTATGGCGCAGCCAATCATGGAACCCTTCACCTTCAGCAACACCGGTGGAAGTGTTGGATCTCCCGCGTGTGATCCGGTACATACCATACGCAGCGCCGGTGGTCAGGTATTGGCATCTGCAAGCCTTATGTGCATCGGTCAAACCGGTGGCGGTGACCGCATCCGGGATGTTCGTGAGCCGGTACCCACTGTGGTGTCCAAGCAGGAAGCCTGTCTGCTGTCTGCAAATCTGATTCAGTATCACACAGAACAAACAGAGAATGCCCGGACAGCAGATCTCAGCAACCCGCTGAACACTGTAGATGCATCAAACCGTTACGGCCTTGCCACGGCTCAATTGGTGGAGTATTACGGCAACGGACAGGCTGTAGGTGTTGGAGATCCGTTGCACACTGTCACATCCCATGACCGGAACGCGCTGACCATGGCGCATATTCAGAAGTTCTACGGTGGTGTTATTGGTTCTGAATGTTCAGATCCGCTCCCTACGGTGACGGCTATTGATCACAATGCCCTCTGCGCTGCCCATATCGTCAAATTCAAGCATGACGAAGTGGGTACCAGTCCATCCGATCCTCTGCCAACCATTACGGCAACCGGCAGTTATGCGGAATGCCGTGCGGTGTTGGCAAAGGTCGACGGTACCCAGAGCCTTGGCCACTGGCCGAAGATCCGGGAACTGCTGAATAAGTATTGCGGATATCACATGGCGGAAGATGAAATCATCCTGCTGATCATTCACGGCATTGCCTATTTCATTGCGGATATTCTGCTGCGGATGCTGACCCCTCGGGAACTGTACAACGCTATGGGATTCCCGCCGGACTACATCATTGATGTAGACCACCTTGGCAGACCATATCCCAAGAGCAAGCAGGTCGCCCGGTGCGGCAATGCGGTTTGCCCGCCTATGGCCAGAGCAATGGTTCAGGCCAACCTGCCGGAATACTGCATCGGGATCGATATCAAAACACTGGCCCAGTTCCACAAGACTGTGGCCGTTTAGGAGGAAATATGGAACGACTGACAACGGATACCCCAAAAAACAATTTACAGACAGCCCTGAACCTGTTCTATGCCAAGGACGGTGAAGCATGGGTCAGAGGCGGCGGACCAGAATATGAATACCAAGATGTTCCGCTGTTTACTTATATCCGCAGCGTGATTCAGCACCAAGCGCTTTCACAGCACCTCTGGGAGGATATGGACAATGGAACTCTGGCAGAGGTGCTGACCGAATGGCTTTTCGATGGCCACGAAACAACAGAAGGCATCATTGCCACTCTGTACACGGCAGCATGGGCATTTGCCGAGCTTCGTGCAAGACTTAAGGCCTACGAAGATACCGGCCTTGCACCAGAGCAGGTAGCAGCCTTGAAGGAAGAAAAGCCGATTGAAGCATTTCTGCATCCTATCGATGCTTACGAGGGTCTAAAAGAGAAGTACCTTGTTTTCAAGGCAGACACCGGAGAAAAGGTTAGAAACTGCTTTGTTCTTCGCCCTGACAAAGACCCTGCGGCCATAGTTGCACTGAGAGCCTATGCTGAGACCACTGATAATGAAAACCTGGCAGGCGATATTTACATCTGGGTTGGTAAAGGCGAGAAGGCGCAACGGTGGATCCCGGTGACGGAGCGGTTGCCGGAAGAATGGACGGATGTTCTTGTGTGGTCTAAATGTGGATTTTGCGTAGTTGCTGTATCTCTTGGGAGTCATGGCAAGTGGCGTGAAGCATGGACACACATGATGATTGACGATAATACCATCACCCACTGGATGCCACTGCCTGAAGCACCAAAGGAGGGCCAGCAATGACAGTAACAGTTGAAAAGCCGAAGATTGTAATGCTGATGTACCGTCAAGAGCGTAGCGATGAAGACTACGGATCCTGCTTATGGGCACGGTTCAACTTCGACTTAAAGCATTATTCAATGTCCATCGAATCAGACTGCGGGAACTATTCTTATGGATGGACGCCAACACCGGATGCCGAATCATTCCTGCAGCTCTGCGCTCGATTTAACTGGGAATATTTCCTGGACAAGATTTCCTCTCAAACCGTCATTGACGGAAATGCTACCTTCCAGAAAGTGAAAGAACTGATGGAACAGCTTGACGAAGATGTGTTCGCATCCATCGATGAAGTAGGCATGGAGGAAATTGAAAGCGCATGCACCGGCCGCCGTGAAGACACGGAAGCCTATATGGCAATCTGTAGTATTCTGGGAGAATATGGATTCAGCGAGTATGACTCCTACGATGTAGCCTGTTGCATTGAAAAGGATTATCCGAACGGCGCAAAGAAAATAGCACAGATATACCGGGACCATATTCAGCCTTTGGTGAGAAAACTAGCAAAGGATGATGACTATCTATGAGCATGATATTTCTTGCAAAAGGCACTTGCACCTTAGGCATGAACCATGTGGATAAAGACGGTAATGTGACAAGCTCCACATCCGCACAATTTGACTTTGACGATGCCGGCGGCAGTATAGCTGTTGGAGAGATGGATCCGGATACCAATGAAATTGATGCTGAGACCGTATCAATATTTGGCGACTGGGATGCTGCTGGATATTTGGCGGAGGCACTAAAACTGCTGAATCCAAAACGCAAGGTGAACATTCCGGATTTTAAACACCTCATTCAGTCATTGATCAGGCACGACGGTGTTGATATCTGCGATAATTGCTACAACTTTTATAAATGCTCCGACTGCGTTATCAATGATTGGAAGGAGGAAATGGAATGCTAACTATTATTGCAACCATCAAGCCGGTGCATCTTGGTAACATCAGATCTGGAAAGAAGCTTTTCGAAATGCGGAAGACCTGTCCAAAAGATGTGCCGTTCCGTGTGCTCTGCTGCGAAAGCGGTTCTGGCGGTAAGATTCTGGCAGAGTTTATATGCGATCATCCCATGCAGGTAAGGCTGTATGATGGGTGGCCAGAACTAATCTCCGGTGCATGTGTATCCGTTCAACAAGCAGAAGATTATGCAAAGTGCAAGCCCGTGTGGTTTTGGGATATTAACAATATGATCGACTACTGCTCCACCAAGGGGTACAGGGTTAGAAATATTACGGAGTTTGGGCTGAAACGAGCGCCCCAGAGCTGGTGCTATGTGGAGGAATTGGAAGATGGAAAATAAAAAGCGGCTGATTGATGCCAATGCGTTGCAGGATGAAGTACGCAAAAGCAAAGACGGACACAGGCATTTAGACCCTAAAGTTGCAGAAAATCACCATATGGAGCATGATGTTTTTTTGGAACTGGTGGACTATGCACCCACCGTGGATGCCGTGGAAGTGGTTCATGCAAGGTGGGAGAATGTACAAAACGGAAAAGGCTGCTGTTCTAATTGTAATAGGTTGGACAGCATAGACAACCTCGCAACACATTGCAGATATTGCGGAGCAAAGATGGACGGAGAAAGGAAAGACAATGCTTTGCCCAAATTGCAAAAGTGACAATGTGTTCACCATTGACTCCAGACCATTTGAAGAGACGACCAAGCGCAGACGCAAATGTGTATCTTGTGGTTATCGTTTTAACACCATTGAGGTCCAGAAAGAGGAAATGGACGAACTTAATAAAATAAGAACCTGCCTAACATATCTTGCTGGGCAAGTGGAAAGGAGAAAAAATGAGTTATCAACTGGCATTTAAGGTCAAGCATGATTCGGATTTCTACAAGCAATATTTTGCTTCGAAAGATGAGAAAGAAAAGTTTAGGCAGCTCGCAGTTGCTTTCACTGCAAAACACGGCATTGACGGCGATATCTATGTGTCAAAGGTACTGGCGGTAAAACCTCCGCACGGCAAGCACCGTGCTTTTGCTGATCAGACCAAGGTTAAACCGGATAAGGAAGGATTCTACTGGTTTAAGAAGAAATCTCCTATCCGCCAAATGTGGGATGCTGAGGTTGTCCCCCATGTAAACTGGGAGCATATCAATAAGATGGACTTCTGGTGGTGGGGCCATATTCAATGCGGGTCCTATAGTCTGTGGGATCGTGATGGAGAAATCTATGGTTATCTGGAAGATAGAGCGCAAAAGGAAATAGCCCCGGCCGACTTTATGGAGCCTATGAAGATGAGCGAGTATTATGCCATAATCGAGAGTTACGAAGAATGTCCAAAGGAGTGATTTGTAATGGAATACTGGAAGTACAAAGCAAAAGATAAGCTGGAAAACTACCTGGCGCAGAAAGCATCATTGATTACACTTTCGGAGGAAATTGCAAACCTGGAGTCCGAAGCGTATAGCATCAAGAGCGCTACTTCGGATGGTACCCCCGTGAAGGGTGGGGGCAACGGCAGGGAGGATCGTCTGCTATCCAACATCGTTCAGCGTGAGGAATACAAACTGCTGCTGGATCGAGCACAGACATCTGTTGATGGGATCGAGCGTGGTCTTGCCGTTCTGAATCAGGAAGAAAGACATCTGCTTGATGTTGCCTATATTGCAAGAGAGCGTGGATATTTGAAACGCCTGATGAATGAATTGGGGTTACAAGAGACAACTAGTGTGTACAAGCCTATAAACAAAGCCCTCCTCCGGTTTACCGTGGCAATGTATGGCGGGACAGAGAGCTAGGACACTTTTAGGACATATTGACAAAGAAAAATCCTTAGTGTAAAATACAATCAGCAAAATAGCAACGAGAGGTTTGGTACATTTTACCAAGCCTCTTCTTGCGTATTTGTTTGGAATGTAGAAAAAATCTATTATGCTTGAACGCAGCGCCTTTCGATGGTATTATTTTGTCATATCCATGAGAGGAGTGCTGAAATATGGCAGGAAAAGTCGAAGAAAAGAATAACGAGCAGGAAAAACCTATTTGCTTTGTGATTATGCCATTTTCTGATCCAGAGGGATATGAACCCGGGCATTTCAGAAAGGTTTACGACCATATTATTAAACCTGCTATCGAAGATGCTGGATATAAGCCGTTTCGTATGGATGACAGCAAAAAAAGTACGGTAATCCATGCGGATATGTTTGAGCACCTTGTAAACGATCCAATCGCAATTTGTGATTTGAGTTCTAAGAACCCGAATGTGCTATACGAACTTGGCGTTCGCCATGCTTTCGATAAACCTACGGTGCTCTTGCAGGAGGCGGGGCAAACTCCAATTTTTGATATCAATGGCGTGAATACGTTGGCATATCGAAAGGAACGCCGGTATGATGAAGTTTTGGAAGATCGGGTAAAAATCTCCAATGCAATTCGTGAAACTGCAGCGGCTGACAATAAATACTCGTTCATGAATCTGGTGAAAATGCACACTGCTCCTCAAAAGCGGGATGGGCAAATAAGCGGTGAGGAGCGAATCGAGATTCTGCTTAGAGACCTGACACGAAAGGTCAACAATCTAGAGGGCTCGGTTTCAAATAAACAATCTACAGTTCAGTGGGAACCCTTTGATAGCGTCAGCGAAATTGAACTTGCAAAGAGAAAGTTGCAAAGAGTTGCCCGAGAGGCGACTAACATCATTACTGCAGGAAATGCTGGAAAGCATCAATATCCGCCTGTGAATATTGTGGTTGCAATAAAAAATTTGGAATCCGCAATTATTGACTACCAAAGTGTTGGCGGTACAGATGAAGATTTGATACAATATGCAAGGACAAGACTTTTGGAACTGCAACTAGTTAGTAAAAATCAGGAGCAGTTAGTGACAATTGAATAATTTTTACCCCACCCATTTTGAGGTGGGGTAATTTCATTCCTAAAACAGAGAGGTGGTGGAGAATGGCAAAAATCAATCAGGCTATGAGGAAACTGCAGACTGCGCTTATCTGCGCAGGCAAACGCGTGAAGATCCACACGTACCAATTTTTTAGCGAAGATCAAGAGCGGATGGTTACCGTTTATTCCGTCATTCTCCCCAATTGGTCTATCGTGAAGAAAAAGATGGTTGACCATGAGCTGCTGAAGACTTGCAGTACCGTTGAGGTTGTCAAGTTCCTGGCTGAGATGCTGGAGGGACTGCGAAATGGAACTGACTCTTGAGCAGAAAGCATTTGCTGATGAATATATCCGAAACGGCGGAAATGGGACTCAAGCGGCAATCAGCGCCGGATATAGCAAAAAGACAGCGGCAGCACAGGCAAGCCGATTGTTAAAAAATGTTAATGTTGTAGCATATATGGCGGAGCTGCAAGAAAAACTCGACTCTGAGAGCATTGCGTCACTAAAAGAAATACAGCAGTTCAGAACCAGAGTCCTCCGTGGCGAGGAAAAAGACCAGTTTGGGCTGGATGCTTCACTTGCTGACAGGCACAAAGCTGCCGCTGATCTTGAAAAAGCCCTGCGCATCAAGCAAGAGCAGGACGAAAGAAGAGCGGCAGAGAAAGCCGCCAGAGATGCCGCAGCATATCACACAGATCTGCATGAACTAGCTGATTCATTCCATCCACTGATTCGGGACATCCGCAATAAAGGGCACAGGGAGTACCTCTGCGACGGAGGTCGTGGTTCTACAAAGTCAACGACGGTATTCACAATCCTATATGAGATATTGAAAAACAACCCTCAGATGCATGCTCTTGTTGTTAGACAGGTAGCAAATACGCTGAGGGATTCTGTTTATGCGCAGATGCAGTGGAGCCTTGAGAAGCAGGCTGAAAACCCGCTGTTCGATAAAGACAATTGGCAATTCAAGGTTTCTCCGTTGGAGATCATATATAAACCTACGGGTCAGAAGGTATATTTCCGTGGAGCAGATGATCCAGGCAAGATCAAGTCCATCAAGGTTCCTTTCGGGTATATCGGCGTTTTGATCTTTGAAGAGTTGGACCAGTTTGGCGGTGAGGAGCCGGTTCGTAAAATCGAGCAGTCCGCAATCCGTGGCGGTGACGAGGCGTATGTCTTCAAAATGTTCAACCCGCCGATCAGCAAAAACAACTGGGCGAATAAGTACGCAGCAACGCCAAAAGAATCTATGCTGGTGCACCATTCCAGTTATCTGGATGTGCCGGCGGAATGGCTCGGAAAGCCTTTTATAGAAGAAGCGGAGCACTTGAAGCAAGTGAATCCTGATGCTTATGCCCATGAATATCTTGGACAGCCCATTGGATTGGGTACAGAGATATTTAAGCACCTGGAAATCCGGACAATCACGGATGAAGAAATCCAGCGGCAGGAACGCATTTACCAAGGCCAAGACTGGGGCTGGGAGCCTGACCCAAAGGCTTTTATACGCTGTGCCTACAGCCATTCGACTGAAACGATTATGCTTCTTGATGAAATAGGTGGTACATGTATCCGCACAAAGGATATGGCTCAGAAGATCCTGGACAAGGGCTATTCGGATTATGAGATCCGTTGCGGTGTTGATGAGATGGAGCATATCAATGATTTTCGTGATATGGGCTTGGCTGCCCGTCCAGCAATCGTTACGCCCGGTTCTGTTCGCCGTACGCATGAGTGGCTGCAGTGCAGAAAAATAGTAATAGACCCGGCTAGAACGCCTAGAGCCTACAAAGAATTTACCGAATACGAACACGACACGGACAAGAATGGAGAGGTCATTGACGGTTATCCAGATAGGAACAATCACTGGATCGACGCTCTCCGGTATGCCACAAGCCCGCTGTCGATGCGGAGGGGTAACAGCGCATGAGTATTTTTTCAACGATAAAGGGGTGGTTGCAAATGCTCCTAAAAAGCAGAGCAAAAGAAGAATTCAACATAGAGCCGATTTCTTCGGCCTCCGTGGATGCCATGATCGACCTGTGCGCCCGGATATACGGCGGCACACCAGATTGGGCCGATAAAGAAGAGCACATTAAGACAATCAATTTTGCTAAGGTAATTTGTTCCGAAACCGCCCGGCTCGCTACTCTGGGAATCAGTATCCACGCTGACGGATCCGCAAGAGCAGAGTGGATACAAAAGCAAATCGATAGAGTGTATTTCCGGTTGCGCCACTGGGTGGAATATGGTTGCGCTTACGGCACCATTATACTGAAACCAAACGGAAACACCGTGGACTTGTACACCAAGGGCGGCTTTGAAGTCACGCACAAAACCGGTGACGAGATCGACGGCGTTGTGTTCTGCGATCAGGCCCAAGTTGGTGAGAAGTGTTACACCAGATTGGAGTATCACCGCTTTGTGGATGGATTGTACATGGTATCCAACCGGTGCTTCATTGGCGATTCCGAGAATGATACCAAAAAGCCTGTCGACATTGAGAAAACGCCTTGGGCCGGCCTGCTCGAAGAAGCTGCTATGGAGAATGTGGAAAGGCCGCTGTTCGGTGTGTTCCGCACGCCACATGCCAACAACCTGGACATTGCTTCACCTTATGCGCTTCCTGTGTTCTCCGATGCCATCGAAGAGCTGAAGGATCTGGATATTGCCTATTCCAGAAACGCCAAGGAAGTCCTCGACAGCAAGCGAATAGTTCTGGCGGATGATGCGCTGATCACATTCGCCGGTGAGCCTGTCACCAAGGGCGCAGCAGCGGCCCAGAAAAAGGCAAAGGATATGAAACTGCCTGATATGGTCCGCATGGTACGCGGTGACGGCAAGGAAACCTATTACCAGGAAATCAATCCGGAGTTAAACACTGACACCCGTCTGTCGGGCATCAACGCCTTGCTGAGCCAGATCGGATTTAAGGTCGGCTATTCCAACGGATATTTCGTCTTCAACGAAAAGACTGGTATGGTTACAGCGACGCAGGTGGAGAGCGACGATCGGCGCACGATCCAGCTCATTAAAGATGTCCGGGATAAGTTGGAAAATTGCTTGAACGGTCTGATCTATGCCCTGAATGTGTTTGCTGATCTGTACGACCTGGCGCCAGTTGGAGATTACGAGGTTGCATACGATTTCGGAGACATTACCTATAATCGGGACGAAGATCGAGCGCGATGGTGGGGCTATGTGTCCTCTGGTAAGGTCCCTGCATGGATGTTCTTTGTAAAGTTTGAGGGAATGACCGAAGAAGAAGCAAAAGCTATGGTGAAAGAGGCCACCCCGAAACAACCGTCTTTGTTTGGCCAAGAGGAATAACTGAGGAGGGTTGCAAATGCTTGACCCGGAATACTTGCTGCATGTAAGTGAGGGTGGCGAATCGATTGCAGAAACCCTCCACAACGATATAATCAAAAAAATCGTTGAGCGAATTGCCCGCCGGTTAGACCGGGGAGACAATTACATACTCACTGCACAGGATAAGTGGCAAATAGAAGTGCTGCAAGAGGCTGGATTTCTACGCGAAGAAATCGAAAAGGAAATTGCAAAGCAAACTGGCTTGATGCAGGCAGAAATTGCTGAGGCAATGGAAGATGCAGGTGTCAAAGCACTGGAATACGATGACAGCATATACCAGGCGGCAGGCCTCTCACCTACACCGCTTGAGCAGTCCCCGTATTTAATTCGACTGATGCAGCGAGCCTTTGAAGCGACAGTCGGAGAATGGGTCAACTTCACACGGACAACTGCTGATGTTTGCCAACAGGCCTTTATACAGGCCTGCGATAAGGCGTACACACAAGTTACCTCCGGTGCTGTTGGTTATGGTCAAGCTTATGTGGATGCTATCAACGACATTGTGAACGATGGCATTGTTGTCACATATCCTTCCGGACACACAGATACGATAGAGACAGCAACCCTCCGTTGTATACGTACTGGTGTTTCCCAGTCCACAGGTCAGATCACAGACGCGAGAATGGACGAAATGGACTGGGACATTATTCTGGTTTCCTCTCATCTTGGCGCTCGTGTGACGGATAAAGATGATTTTACAAACCACTATTGGTGGCAGGGCAAGTTTTACTCCAAAAGTGGAAAAGATCCACGCTTCCCACCGTTCTCTGTTTGTGGAATGGGTCATGTACAGGGTATCCACGGTGCCAACTGCCGACATTCTCATGGACCCGGGGATGGCAAAAACAATCCCTTCGCGCAGTATGATAGTGAGGAAAACCGCAAGGAATTTGAACTGCAACAGCGCCAGAGGACCATGGAGCGGCGAATCCGCGAAAGCAAAAGAAAGTGTATGGGCCTAAAACAAGGCGTTGACAGCGCCACTACGGCCGATGGAAAGGCAAAGGCGGAAGCGGAATATCAAAAGCAGGCTGCGTTACTGCAGAAAAGAAACCGAGCCTACAACGAATTTTGCGAGGAAAACAACCTAAAGAAGCTGCATGAGCGTATCACCATCGCTAAGTGGGACAGATCCCAAGCGGCAAAGGCGCGGGCGGCTGCAAAAAAATGGACCGAATACCAGACTTCTCGCAAATATAGAAAAAAGAGCAATCAAAATGGTTTTTACACAATGGACAACCGCCCTAAAGGTATGGATATAATTAAGCCGAAAAATATTATCAATGAAATGAAAAAATCTGACATTGGTAGCGAATTATACGGCTTTATGCAAGAAAACGGAATTGACGTAAATATTTGGTATGGCGTAGATGTCCCTAAGGGAAGGTTGGGTTTATTTGAGGATGGCATTATTCATGTATACGCTGATAACACCAAAACTGTTCTTGACACTGCGTTAACGGTCATTCACGAAGCAACTCATGCAAGAATAAACAGGCCAAATAGCAAAAATCAAGAGTTAGAATGTTTTAAGAATGAGAAGCGACACCAAGGAATAGAGTTGACAGAGAGTGTAATTCAGGATATACTAAAAGAAATAGATGAGTTGTATCCTTACTTAGATTGGGAGTGATCATATGCCGAATACTTTAGAACTAATGCCACACGAAAGACTGAAATTGCTGCAGAGTGGCAAGAAGGTTATGTGTAAAAAATGCAAGGACGGTTATATGATTCCGAAGGGAGAGCCGGACAAAACAAACACTTTTTATTGTGAGAAGTGCGGAAACCAAATAATCATCAATTAAAAGCACCATGCAGTGATTGCACGGTGCTTTTCCTATGCTCAGCAAATGACCGGCAAATGAATAAGTAAAGAAATAAGTAAAAAAATAAGTGAAGAATTTGAATTAAATAATTCAAATCTTGGCTTAATTAAAGCAAATTTTAGTTATGTTATTCAAAACCTAGCCAAGGTCGGCAAGTTGCCGGCAAGTTAATATCTGTTGATTGAAGCAACTGTTTCTGTTTTGGAAATGGTTGCTTTTTTCATACCATCTACCCCGCCGGTGGTTTATCCGGCTAAATCCGTTACCGCTGACGAGCGGTCAAGAAGCCACGTTAAGGAGGATTTGAAAGTGAAAAACATCATTGACATCTGTAAGGATTTCGGCATTGAAATTCCTACAGATAAGCACGCCGACTTTCTGAAGGCGGTAAACGGTGAGTACAAGACCGTTTCTGACTACAACAAACAGGTCGAAAAAACCAATGCCGCAACGAAGAGAGCCGAGACCGCCGAAGAGGCCCTGAAGGGCTTTGAGGGCATTGACCCTGCACAGGTGAGTAAGCAGTTGGAAGAAGCTAACAAGAAGGTCAAAGAAGCGCAGGAAGAGGCTCAGAAGCAAATTGCTGAACGGGACTTTAACGATGCGCTGAAGGCAGAACTGGAAAGCATTCAATTCACCTCTGCCGCCGCCCGGAAGGCCGTAGAAGCAGAAATCCGGGGAGCCGGCCTAAAACTGAAGGACGGCAAGATCCTGGGCCTTACTGACTTGATCGATCAGATCAAGAAGTCTGACGCTTCGGCTTTCGTAGATGAACATCAGCAGCAGTTGGAGGGTCAAAGAGCAAAATTCACCGCCCCCAACGGCGGCACCCCTACCCCTGGCAAGAAGTACACCATGGGCGAGATTATGAAGATGAAGAACGAAAATCCCGCCCTGGACATCAAACAATTTATGAATAATGGAGGTAACAACTAATGTCCCTGTTTGAGGAAAAGAATTTCAACGGCGAAGTGTTTGGCGCGTACGTTGACACCGTTCCCAATCTGAATCGTAACGAGCTTCTCAAGAGCAAGGCGATTGTGCAGAAGCAGCAGTACGCTTCCATGCTGCCCGATCAGACGGGTGGTAACTTTATCATTGTCCCCATCAAGGCACGGATTACTGGCGAAGCTGACAACTACGACGGCGGTACCAACATCAAGTCCGATTCCCGCGCGACCTATGCCCATGGCAGAATCGTGATTGGCCGCGCCCATGGCTGGACCGAAAAGGATTTCGCTTCCGACATCACCGGTGAGGATTTCATGCCAGCCGCGCAGGAAGTGGCTGAGTACTGGGATGATGTGGATATGGCGGATCTGCTGGCCACCTTGGAGGGCATCTTTGCTATGTCCACCGGTGAGGGTGCAAACTTCGCTTCTGGCCACACTTACGACGTAACTGCAGCAACCAACAGCGTGTTCGATGCGACCACCCTGAACAACGCCATGCAGAAGGCACTCGGCGACAACAAGGCCAAGTTCGCTTTGGCTATCATGCACTCCCAGGTTGCGACCAATGTGGAGAACCTGAAGCTGACTGATTACCTGAAGTACACCGACAAGGAAGGCATCCAGCGCACCATTTCCGCCGGCACCCTGAATGGCCGCATTGTTCTGGTGGATGATCGCTGCCCCGCTGTCACTGCTGACGGCAAGACCACTTATACTACTTACATCTTCGGTGAGGGTGCCATTGAGTACACCAATGTTGGCGCAAAGGTTCCCTATGAGATGGACCGTGATCCTGCGAAGAATGGCGGCGAGACTACCATGTATTCCCGCCAGCGCAAGATCTTCTCCCCGGTAGGCATCAGTTGGAAGAACAGCTCTTCCATCATCTCTCCCACCCGCGATCAGCTGAAAGCCGGCGCCAACTGGGCAATTGCTGCCTGTGAAAAGACAGGAGCTGAGAAGTACTTCCCCCTGAAGGCTATTCCCATCGGCCGCGTTCTGAGCCTGGGTTAATCTCGTAAAGGCGGTGTAATCCATGTACATTACATTTCCTGAATACACCGCCCTCTATGACCCCATAGAGGAAAAGGTCTTTAACCGCATTGCATTTGATGCCTGCCGTTACCTTGACAGGGCGACGGCAGGCGCTGATGGCGTAAAAAAGCTGAAAGTGGCATTTCCTACGGATGAAGATTCTGTGGCGGCTGTAAAGCGCTGCGCGGCAAAGGTGGTAAATATACTGCATCAGATCCAGGAAGCAGAAAGTGCCGCTGCTATGGGGCGTGGATATACGCAGACAGCCAATGGACTGCAGGGAAAAGTGATATCCTCTGTGTCAGCAGGCAATGAATCTGTTTCGTATTCCACAGCTGCGGCAAAGACCGCCATCGATTCCGCTGTTGCAGATGCGACGGTGCGGGGTAAGCTGATCTTCGATACCATTCAGGGATACCTGTCCGGTGTGGCAGATGCAAACGGTGTAAATCTGCTATACATGGGTCGCTATCCGCTTTAAAAGGAGGGATACCTTGTACACTGACACCATAACGCTTTTCAATCGAAAAGAGGGAGATGGAGGGGATACCTGGTATCCCTCTGTTCTTCGCAATGTTCAGGTGAATATCGACAGGGCCAGTATTATGGCTAAGTATGGGGCGCAATCGCAGGATAATGCTGTACTGAATGTTCGATATGTACCGGATGGCGGAATGAAAAAGGTCGGCGAGAAGCAATGGCTACCTCCAAAAGATTGGCGTGCACTCGATGATCCAACGCAGGCACTTACATTTGCCACAGGAAACAAGTTCGATTTTTTCTGGATTGGTGACTGGGCAAGTGAAGATCCTGTGTACGATGCCGACTATGTTGCAGATCCCGATTTTTACACATACATGAACCGCAAGTACGATTATGTATTTGCGGTTTCCTCCGTAGGCGGCCCATACAGTGTGATACCGCATTTCGAGATCATGGGCAAGTAATATGAGCAATATCAAAAAACTCAAATACAAGTACCGGTACAAGGATGGAACCATAGAGGGTGTAATGGAAATCGACCTCGGTCGCTTCCAAGGCCAGTATTCCAAAGCGCAATATGAACTTGATAGCATGGTTATGACCTCTATGGTGCCGCATATGCCTATGCAAACGGGAACATTTATCAATGTGACCCGTGGAATGTCGGCGGCAATTGCCGGATCTGGCAAGGTTGTGGCGGCTGCACCGCCTATGGGACGGTTTTTGTACGAAGGGAAAGTGATGGTCGGTGAGAGAACGCGGTCAGCATTTGCAGATAAGGGAGAAAAAAAGGTTGTTACCGACAAACCTTTGCAGTACTCCCAGCATGCGAATCCCGGGGCAACTGATCACTGGTTTGACACCGCAAAAGAATCGGATGAAGATGTATGGATCGCAAAAGTAAAAAAGCTGGCAGGAGGTGGTTAAATGGCAGAAGAAGTGAAACCGATAGGTACCGATGCAACAGGATATGAGTTGCTTACGAAAGCAATAAAAACATTGCTCAACCAGTTTCCGGGCCTTGACAGTCAAAAGATCTATTTTGAAGAACTTGAGGAGGAATCCGGTATTGCATTTTCTGCAGATGCCGGAGCGCTTGTTATGTCAGAACGGAGGTCTATCACCGACCATGTTACCCAGATCTGCCAGTACCCCTTTTTTGTAGTCTATCGCACGACGGCAACGAGAGAATTTCAAAAGCTGAATGTTGCGGCATTCTTAGACACAATCGGGAAATGGATATGCAAAGAGCCTGTTGATTTAAACGGAATTGAATACCGTCTTACATCGTACCCGGAGCTTTCAGAAGGGCGAAAGATCACGCGGATTACAAGAAACAACCCTTACGGGAATGTTCCAAATGAGAACAGATCCCAAGACTGGGTGCTTCCGGTAAGCGTCCAGTATACCTACGAATTCGATATGTAAAGGAGTAAATAATGAAAGCTGAAAGAAAATATCTGGCCCACTATCTTGATGCTGCCTTTGACACAACCTATGCCGCCCCGTCCTATACCTTGATCGGTAAGGACTTGGAGGATTTCAGCGTTGAACTTAACCCCGATGTAGAGACAAGCAAAAACATCCTGGGCGAAAATTCTGTGAAGCACAGCGGCTACGAGGCTTCCAGCAGCGCAGATCCCGTCTACTATGAGTACAGCGATGCGCTGACCGAAAAGATCATGGAGATCGCAATGCTGAGAAAGACTGGCGATGCCTGCAAGACCACCTATGTGGAAGTGCTTCTCAAACCCGGCGAGGGAGACGCAGAGCCTACCGTTATTCGTGCGGTGCGTGAAGATGTATATGTGATCCCCACCAGCTACGGCGGCGATACTTCCGGTGTGCAGGTTCCCTTTGAGATCCACTACGCAGGAAACCGCGTAGAAGGTACTTTCGATATTGCTACAAAGAAGTTCACCGCTTCTGGTGCGAATTAATCTTAATACAGGCGCGCTTCGGTGCGCCTGTACTTCCAATAAAAGGAGATATTTATGGAACAGCTTATTTTCGACAGTGGCATTAAAGAATACCAGATCAATGGTAAAGGCGTCCTGAGGTTTAACCCCAGTGATCCCAATGTCTATGGCCGGTTTGTAGAAGCTATGGACAAAATCAAAGCAGTAGAAAAAAAGATGGTCGCTAAAGCGAAGACCATTGAAAATAAAGAAAGCCAAGAATCCGGGGAATCTGTAATCCGCATTATGTGCGAGACAGACCGGCAGATGAAAGCCATTTTGAATGAGATTTTCGGCCACAAAAACGACTTCGACAAGCTTTTGGAATGTGTTAATCTCATGGCCGTTGCGAGCAACGGAAAGCGTGTGATTACAAACCTTATCGAAGCACTGCAGCCGATCATGGAGCAGGGTGCAAAGGCCTGCGCCGAAGGTGAAGTGGAGACCGCGAAGCTTAATAGAGAGCAGCGCCGGGCGATGCAGTAATGAACGCATGGTCACTACCTGTATCTGCCAGATTTGGCAGTGAAAAATATAAAATCAATGCGGATTATCGTGACATTTTGGAAATCGTTCATTATTTGACGGACTCTAGCCGGCCGGAGTTTATTCGCTGGCAAATTGCACTGGGCCTATTCTATGAAAGGGAGATTCCGGAAGAGCATCAAACTGCCGCCATGGAGTACCTATCCAAGTTTATCAGCTATGGATCGGAGGATGATAAACCGGGTCCGAAACTCTTGGATTGGGATAAGGATGCCCAGATGATCGTCAGTGATATAAACAAGGTCGCAGGTCATGAGATCCGCGCAACATCTTTCCTACATTGGTGGACATTTCTGTCCTACTTCTATGGAATCGGAGAAGGTCAGCTTTCAACTGTTATTTCCATAAGAAGCAAAAAAGGAAAGGGCAAAAAGCTTGAAAAGTGGGAGCAGGAATATTACAGGGCGAATAAGCAGCTGATCGATATAAAACCTGCGGAAACGGAAGAAAGCCGTGTAGAGAAAGACAATATCCTTAAATTCTTGAGAGGTGATTAAATGCAGGCTGATGGTTCTATCATTATCGACACAAAGATACTTGATGGTGGAATGGAAAAGGGTTTTGAAGCCATCAAGGATGAAATGCAATCAGTTGGCATAACCGCCGAAAAGGTAGGCAATCAGATATCTCTTTCCTTTTCCAAGATGGATGTATCAAAGCCAATTGCAAATGCAAAAGCCAAAATTGAGGGTCTGGAACAAAGGCTGTCTGCTGTTACCACACAGCTAAAAGAAGCACAATATGCGGATGACGACCGTGCTGCGCAAAGCCTGGATATGCAAAGGCTTAGGCTATATGATCAGTTGGAAGCTGCCAGAAAAAAGCTTGTCATTGAGATATCCACCGCTGCGAAAAAGGAAGCCGATGCTGAAGTGAGGGAAGCCAAAAGAGCGGCAGCTGCTAAAAAGCGTGAGGAAGAGAAACGCTATAAAGCAGCGACCAAGGGTGCCAGAATGTTTGGTAACCGGCTTTCAAGTATTGCCTTTGGTGCGCTTGTTTTCAATCTGGTCAGTGCCGGCTTGAGAGAAGTTACAAGGTATTTCGGGAAAGCACTGAAGTCCAATACAGAATTCACACAATCGCTATCACGATTAAAGGGCGCACTGCTGACAGCTTTTCAACCAATCTATGAAATAGTGCTTCCTGCTATTATTTCGCTTATCAATGTGCTGACAATTTTTGCACAGGCAGTGGGACATATTTTTTCAATTCTTGGTGGAAAGTCAGATAGCCAAATGGCCAAAAACGCAGCGGCATTGAATAAGCAGGCAAATGCCATAGGTGGTGTTGGAGGCGCAGCAGAAAAGGCTAAAAGACAGCTTGCAGGATTTGACGAAATCAATAAATTGGAAAGTAACGAACCCAACACTGGTGGCGGGGGTGGTGGAACAGATATTGGTGCGAACTTCACTGATTTCGATACTGAAAAGTACAAGGCAAAAATTGACGAGCTTACTGCATATGTGAGCGCATCGTTGCTTGCACTGGGTGCCATATTGGCGTTCTCTGGCGCAAATATTCCACTTGGCATTGCACTTATGGCATTGGGTGCAGTAGGCTTGGTTACTGAAATTGCAACAAATTGGAGTGCTATCAAGGAATCTCTACAAGGCCCAATGGGGGAGGTCGTAGGGGTTATTAGCACAGCATTCCTTGTGTTGGGAGCAATATTCGCTTTTTCTGGTTCTAACATCCCTCTAGGCATTGCGTTAATGGCGATGGGAGCTACTGCACTTGCTACGGTATCAGTAGTTAACTGGGATGCTCTGAAGACAGCACTACAAGGCCCTGCGGGAGAGATCACCGCATATATCAGCGGTTTGTTACTGGTGATTGGCGCAATCCTTGCTTTCTCAAATGCAAATCTTCCTCTGGGTATTGCTTTGCTAGCAGCCGGGGCAGTAGGCCTAGTCACTACAGCTGCGCTTAATTGGAATTCCATTAAAGAGTTCCTAAAGAATTCAATCGATAAGATTGCTGGAATCCTGGGAATGTCTTTGCTGGTTATAGGTGGAGTGCTGGCTTTTTCGAATGCAAACCTCCCATTAGGCATAGCCTTAATGGCTGCCGGTGCAGTTGGATTGGGAACTGCCGCAGTTTTGAATTGGGACACTATAAGGGAAAAAATGCAAGGTCCTCTGGGAGAGGTCGCTGCAATACTTAGCGGCGTTTTGATTGCGACGGGTGCAATTATCGCGTTTTCTAACGCAAATTTACCTTTAGGAATTGGCCTAATGGCTGCAGGCGCGGTTGGTTTAGGAGCTACTGCTGCAATCAACTGGGATACCATAAAGCAGAAATTGCAAGGTCCTCTTGGCGGCGTTGTCGCAATTGTGAGCGCAGCATTGCTGGCACTTGGTGCTGTCCTAACCTTTACCGGAGCCGCGTTGCCGCTGGGTATCGGTCTTATGGTTGCGGGTGCAGCAGGATTGGGCGCAACAGCAGCGCTTAACTGGGATGGTGTGAAACAAAAGATAACATCTGTACTGGCAGGTATACTGGCGGTAATTTCTGGCGCATCGATTGTCTTGGGTGTTTTACTGTGTTTGTCCGGTGCAGGTATTGGTGTGGGTCTTGCGTTGATATTTGCAGGTATTGCGGGAAGCGTAGCAGCGTGGAACATTGACGATAATCCTATTACCAGATTTGTCAAAAATATTGCGAACGGGATCATTTCTATCGTCAACACCGTAATTGATGCGATAAATGGCATGTTCCACATCAAATTCAATGGTTTAAAAATCGCAGGAAAAGAATTGATACCCGCTTTCGACAGGCAGTTGGTCAATGTTCCTAAGATTCCAGCTCTTGCTCAAGGTGCCGTCCTTCCTGCGAATCAGCCTTTCCTTGCTATGGTGGGTGACCAACGGCACGGTACCAACATCGAAGCGCCACTCTCTACGATTCAGGAAGCGGTAGCACTGGTCATGCAGGATCAGACGGCAGCTATCATGGCAGGTTTCAACGCATCGGTAGAAGTGCAGAGAGAAATCTTGAGCGCTGTACTTGGTATCCAGATCGGTGATGATGTAATCGCATCCGCCTATGAGAGGTATCAATCAAAAATGGCCATTCAGAGAGGAGGATGAGTATGAGACCGTTTTTGAATCGGTTTATGATCAACGGGAAACCTATCCTCGCCCCGGATGAAGAAATAGGCTTTAATTACGAAGATTTAGATTCTTCGGACTCCGGTCGGGATCAAAGCGGAATCATGCACCGAATCGTGGTGCGGTACAAAGTCCCTTCATGGTCATTTTCTTATTCCCACTTGACGGAAGAGGAAAAGCAATATATGGAGAGCCTGTTCCCGGATGAGCCAACATTCCAATTTCTGCACCCAAGCCGAAAGAATGGAGAGGAATACGAAACAACGGAGTGTTACCGCTCCAAGTATGGTATCTCCTGGAAGAACGCCCGCACAGGCCTGTGGAGCGGGTATTCATTCAACATCATCGCATGTTAGGGGGTAGCGCATGAAAAAAGAACTTTTTGTACTACCTAATGGGACAGAGCTGTCCTCCGGACACAACCAAAACCCGTACATCACATCGGTGACCTACACCCAGATGGTTAATGATGCCACGGATCTGGAATATGGCGCTGCCTGCGCCGGGATGATAGAAGCGGCACTGCTGGACACCAGCGGTGCTTTTTCTATGTCTGCAGGTGATGAACTGGCATACTATTCCGTGGCTGAGGACGGTACAAGGAAGCTGCAAGGCTACTTCATTTTGGAAGCACCCACCAAGCCGAGTGCCAACACCTGCAAATTTACCGCCTACGACCGCATGATCCGCTTTGACAAAGATCTCTCCATGTGGCTTGCTTCTTTGACGGACTGGCCATACACTATACAGAATTTTCTCTCTATGGTGTGCGCTCAGTGCGGTATTGAACTGGCTGACGGTGTTGAGTTGATCAACAGCGATTTTCCTATCCTGCGATTCATCCAGCAGGTCACTGGCCGGCAGCTTATCAAGTGGATCGCCGGTGCCAATGCTTCCTTTGCAACTATTACACCGGAAGGAAAGCTGACCTTCAGCACCTACACCGATGTGGGAGACTTGGGCCTTGCTGTGAAGTCCCTGAAGTTTGCAGATTATGTCACAGATCCCATTGAGCGTGTTGTAGTGAAACAGCACGAAGATGATGTGGGTGTTGCGTGGCCGGAGAACAGTGAGGGGGAGACATATGCCATTATCGGCAATGCCCTGCTGGCGACTATGTCAACTGCTGAACTTCTGCCCTATGTGAAGCGGATCGCAGATCGCGTAATTGGTATCAGTTACATTCCTGCAGAAGCGCAGGTATTTGATCCGGAAGGTATTTGCCGTCCGGGAATCTTCATCTCCGTAGCTGATCGATACGGCAAGAAACACAAAACCGCTGCTTTTTCCGTAAAACGCAGTGGCGGTATCTCCACACTTAAGAGTACGGGCAACTATTCCAGAGGCAGCGCGGGTGCTGTCAACGGAAAAGATGATGTGAAGGTCCTCCAAGGACGCGTGGCAAAAATCCGTGTAGACTTGGAAGAGGTTTCCTCAAACATGTCGAAAACTACCATCGAAGTGGATTCTGTGAAGAATGAACAGTCCAGTATCAAGCAGACAGTCGATGGTGTCGAAACCCGCGTATCAAAAACAGAGGAATCTGTAGGCGACCTGCATAGTCAATACACGGTGGTTTCCCAGCAGGCAGGCGATATAGAACTTACTGTGGCTACACTGCGGCAGGAGGTTGGAGCCAAAGCAGAGCAATCCCAAGTAAACGAGATCACGGAGCATTTCCGTTTCGCGGAGGATGGCCTTACTATCACGAATTCGGGTACCGGCATGGGTATTGGCGTCAGTGAGCAGCGGGTCGTATTCACCGGCGGTAAGGATCCTACTACGGTCATTCGTCCCAACGACATGGAGACCACAAACCTGCGAATAAAGACGCAGCTGGATCTGGGCGGATTCTCCTGGTTCCCCCGTACCAACGGCAACCTTAGCTTGCGCTGGAAAGGAGGTTAAGCTATGGCACTGACAAGCGAATATCAGTACATAGGCCGCAGTAACGCTGTCAAGGATCAGAAGTCCCAGTACAGCTACTACATCCTGTTGTACGCAAAAACCTCCGGAGATACTGCAACGGGCCGCCATACGGTAACGATCAAACAGCGACTTGCGTCAGAAGTGAACACCTTCTACGGCTACTCCACCATCGGCAGTCTTACCATTGCAGGTACAACGGTATCTGAATGGAACTGGCTGAATATTCCCGGTAGTGCCTGGAATATCAGCAACCTGACAGAGGGCGGCATCACCTATCCCCACGCGGTGGATCTGCGGGAAGGCTCGCTGACCATCGATGTGGGTCATGGCGTGTCCAAGGATATTGCCATCGGGGCATCCTGGACATTTGTGGGCGGTGCAGCGGGTTGGCTGCCGCAGCAGTATGTGGCTGCTGAGGTTTCCGCAACTGTTACGCTGCCCATGATTGCCGGCGCAAGTGAACCAAGCGTGTCTGCTTCCTCTGTGGAGATGGGCAAGCCACTGACGATCTATACCAACCGGATAGCAGGATCCGGCTTTAGCCACGAACTGACTTATCAGTTTGGGAGCACCTCCGGTACCATTGCGGAGAATGTGGGCGATAGCTGTAGCTGGACACCTCATCTTGACTTAGCAAGGCAGATCCCCAGTGCTATATCCGGCACTGCTATTATCACCTGCACCACCTATGCAGGCGATACCTACATCGGCTCCAAGCAGGTGACGGTGACGCTGACAGTTCCCGGGAGCATCGTGCCAACGGCTACAGCTGCCTGGGAGGACTCATCCGGTGCATACGGACTGTTAGGAAGCCTGGTGCAGAATATTTCCAAGCTGGCGGTAACTGTCAGCGGTACGGGCGCTTACGGCTCGACCATTGCTGGCGCGGCGGTATCACTGGAAGGCAAACCCTATGGCGGCGGAGTTCTCACAAGCGCCGGCAACCTCTCTTTAACGGTGTCCGTCACCGACAGCCGTGGCCGGGTGGGTACTGCTGCCTATACCATTACCGTGGCGGCCTATGCTGCTCCAAGCCTTAGCCTGAGTGCCAGCCGGTGCACGGCAAACGGTACGGCTGACGACACTGGCGATTATACCAGGATCACCGTGACCGGCCATGTGACACAGGTCAATGGCAGTAACACAGCGAAGTTAAGCCTTAACTGGGGTACCGGATCGGAAACGGTTAGCCTTTCGATTGGAAATATCTCCTATCAAAAAGGACCCATCTATGCGGACCCCAACGCAACCATGATCATTACGGCCACTCTGCAGGATAAGCTGATCGCTGCCAGCCGGACAATGGTGCTGTCCACAGGCTATGCCACATTGGATCTGTTAGCCGGGGGCAGGGGCATCTCCTTCGGCAAGGCGGCCACCCGGGCGGGCTTCGACTGCGCCATGCCCGCCTATTTTTCCGGAGGCCTTTACGGCATCGCTCCCGACGGCACCGTAGACACCCGGTCGCTGTTTGAGAGAGTGGCGGAATTGGAAGCTAAGTTATAAGGAGGATACAATGGAAATCAGACAACCTTTGACCATAGATCTGGCACGGCCTATGCCCATGGTGCCGGTGTCTGCGGTGCAGGGCGACGGCAGCACCCGGATCTTATCCGTGACCCTGCTGGAAAACGGTGCTCCGTGGCAGATCCCGGAAGCGGCAGTGGTGGATGTGGCCTTCCGGAAACCCGACGGCACCAAGGGCATTTACAGCAGGCTCCCCGACGGAAGCAGCGCCACCAGCCGAAACGGCAATGTCCTCAGCGCCACCATGGCGCCCCAGATGCTCACCTGCCCGGGCACCGTGCTGGCCACCTTCGTGTTCCGGGTCGATGGGGGAAAGACCCTGGCGGCCTTTCCCTTTACCGTCACGGTGGAGGCCAGTCCCGCTGCCGGGGCGGAGATCAGC